TTTTATCAAAGATGCAAACACTAACTTTCTCCTCTGGATTCACAACAGCAGTAACACCGGCTTCTGTGCCTCTGCTTCCTTCCCTTGAAGAGGATCATTTCACCACTCAATTTGATACTGAAAAGTGCGCCTATTCCTCTTCTTTCCTAACCCTGTCAAGCCAAAGAGAGCTGCTTCCTCATTTGTCTGAACTGGATCTCGGAGGGGATGGTGACTGCTTTTTCCGCTGTTTCAAACACATGTCTGCTGTTCTGACCGCCGCTGGCATCAGAGTGCTGAATCTGCCGATTACAGAATACTACAATCTGCTCAACCTTCCTGTGGGAACTTGGATAGAAGACATTCACATCTCGGCCTTGTGTTTCTTGACCCGGGTCACAGTGGTAGTCGTTTCTGAGGTGAACGGTCTCCACTATGCAACACAATTCGGATCTTATGGCCCGCTTTACTGCATCCGAAACGTGGGGTTGTATCACTTCACCCTGCTTATGTCAGACACCATACTTGAGAGGAACAGACACAGATGCCGAGTTGGGTTTTCCACCCGAGATCAACAATTGACTCACCTGCAGAGTTGCATAGACAATTATGCCCTGACTCACCCGGAAGAAGCTTCCTCATCCTCTTCATCATCTGCCTATTCTGATCAGGAGGATCAAGACAGCGGCTATATGGCTCTGACGCTTACAGATGACCCGGCAGTTATATACTCGTACCTGATAGATGTGTCCCACATGTCCTTCCCCGACGAGTCTTCAATCCTGGATGTCTTCTATCACACACACAACCTCTTCATCAGGAGCTTGAACAAGATGAACAGCGAAAACAAGTATCCCCCTTCAGATTACCTAAAGGCTTATTACAAATTCCGCCACAATGTGTTTTCTGTCCTGTGCCGTTTCCAGCTTCAGCAGGGCCCCCTTGTCCTTGATACAGATGTGCCCCTAACCGATTGGCTTCCTCAGTCTAAGAAGACCCCTGATTTCATTCTGGTGGGGGAAGGTGGCATAACAATCTACGAGTTTACTGTGGGGAATACCTACGGAAGGATTGACTATGTCAAAGGAGGAGGGTCCTTCGACTTGAAGTATTCATCCGAATGCAAAGAGATCGAACAGTTGCACGATATACGTGCTGAAGTGAAAATGATCCCTGCAGTCCTCAATTCCTACAACATGAATGAGGTACAAACACTGCTTGGCTGCAGCACAGACCACTTCTACCTGTGTCTTCAACGTTTTTATGAGACAGCCAATGTCAAAAAGGAGATCATCTCGAACAATTATGTCCACAGCAGCATGACTTATTTAGTAAACATACCGATGATCCCGGGAGTGCCCAAATTCGAAAGGCCCGAATTGCCTAGAATCCTGATGCTCCCGGCTGATGTTGTCTCAGGGATGGCAAATGATCACCCCAATCTTCTAGTGAACTTATCAACACTTGACGGTGGTGTGAAGATTGAGTTCAATCTGAAGATCCTGCGCTACAAAGTCTACCAGGAGAAAGGTGGGAGCCCTGTACGTCTGGTGCTGAGCAATGCAACAAGTAGCTTTGTCTCAACCCTCAGATATGTCAAAATTAGGGATTCTGACAGGCTGTTTCATCCATGGGAACTGAGAGGAACTGTGCCAGTTTCAGTGCCTTTCTCGCGTAAAGAAGAGAAGCTTGCTCCATGGGATTACATTCCCATTGTGGACAGGTTTTATTCCAAAAACCGGCCCACCAATGCCCCAACCCATGGGGAACTAACCCACATTTCCGCTGAGAATCTGTTTTCCATTTCTGAAGTATCTCAGGTCAACTTCACCAGTGATTACTTTGATCAACTCTCATCCATGGATCCTACACCCTTGTTAAAATACAAGGGAAAAGAGATGTTATACAACAGTAAAATGGATGCGGAAGAAGTGTCAGCGAGTGTCGCCATCTTCTCAGAGAAAATAACGGCTGACAATGCACTGGATCTAGTGCGTGCAAAACCCACCTTCATGTTCCCTCTACCTACTTGCCCCTTAAACAATGCCCACTTAGACCTCCTGAATAGGGATCTGATGAGAGCCTACCTGTCTGTGGGTAAGGGCAAGTATACAAAGAGCCTACTCAGCAAATGCATGTCAAATAGTTTTGTTCGATCTGAAAAAAGAGAGTTCAACGCTGATACCAAGGCAGCGATGGAGCAGTACCACCTTGCTAATTCTGAATACTACACTTCTGTCCTGGTAGAGCATGGCATGAAGAGTTTCAAGACATTACCCCCCGAAAGCCAAAAGAAATTGAGGCCTCTGTATGATAATCTAAGGGCCACAAAAAAGGTTTATCTATCACTTCTAGGGAAAGGCAAATCCTTTAAGGGTGATAGGATTCTTCACCTCAAGTGCAAGAAGGGCTCGACTACACTTTCTGATTTTGAACATGAAATGAGGCATTATCAGAGTTCAGAAGGGAAGGCAGGCATAGGGATGAACAGTGATTCAGAAAAATTTGGAACTTATCTAAAGAAGCTGTGTGACAGGTTGTTTCTGGCAGGATTCCATAAGTCAAAATATCCTGACCTTTATGGGCGACCTGGAGATATTGGACCCAAATTCCTCACAGAGCTGAAGCAGCGTTTCCATGCCAGATTTGAAACTTTTAGGGAAAATTTCGTCACATCCACCCTATATGAGCAGATTGTCAATTTTGTGTCCCGTCTAGCAAAATTTCTGTTTAATGAAAGCCTCAAGACTTATAATAGCGACTATGTGAAGGCTGACAACCTGGGTCTGGATGAAGTCATAGTACTTTGCCGTGGCGGATCCAAGCTCTACAAACATCAGAGGTCCAGACTTTTCCGTGTCCTCTTTTATATGGATCCGCAGGATCTGACATTTTCAGGATACAAGGAAAATGATCATTTCGAGTATATTCAGCAAGGAAGTAGGGTCTTCGTGGCTACACCCTGGTCCCAAGTTCACCAGGACGTCCTTTTCGACTACATGAGTTTACCTGCAAGGAGCTTCAATCAGCTTTATTCTTCATACACCAGAACCCATGATAATTTTGACCAGCCGATATCAAGGTTGTCTGTTTTGCCCCTGCTACTTTCCCTCCACAACCGCAGGAAGACTGAGAAATTTATGCACAACTCTCGTTATTTGATTGTGAATCCGCTCGGACTCTCTGCCAATCTCACCGGTATCATAGCCTCCTTCAGTGATGTCAATTACAGCCACTTTGATGCGTTCTTAAGGTATCAATTAAAAACAGGGTATGAGGTTTTCGCAGGTAAGCTCCTACTGCTTAGAGGGTCACGCGGTAAAAATATTGACCGGTTGCTTGATGAGCTTGAAATCACTGACCTTTGGTTAAATGAACCATTGAAAAACACAGACTCTCTTACCTTGTTCATATACATTACCTACATGATGACCAAGGCACCAGTGAATGCCAGCCTTGAACAAGCTGGGAATCTCTGGGAGATTCTAGAAGATGTGAAGTCATATTCAGAAACACACCCCGATGTTGAGAAATTGGAAGATGAGTCACAGCGCTTCAATGTGCTGGAATTCAACCCCAATGTTTACAAAGATGATTTTACTTACGACCCAGTGTACTGCCAGTACCTAGGACATTACATGGCCGGATACCTGAACAGCACTCTCACACCAGGGGAGCTTTCTAACAAATGGGACACCATTGCCGAAGCTGACTTCAGCAACATTGCCAACTCAAACGGTCTGAGGGGTTGGCAGAACAACAATTTTTTCGGGAAGAAAGGTTATGAGATAGTTTTTGAAAAAGTGGATGAACTGATCAATGATGAGGAAATTGCTAGCCAAGTTGATTTGTATATGAAGCTAAATCAGACTGATTCAGCAGAAGCAATCAAAAAAGACAGGATCACATCAGAATCTATTGAAGATCCTTACAAAAACTTGCTGTTTCATATTGTCCATAAAATCCAACGAGGTGGAGGCAGAGAGATTTTCTGCATGGACCTCAACACAAAAGCCCAGCAGAACCCGCTTGAGAGATTCTTCAAATACATCTGCGGAAAAATTCCCAATGAGTTCATTTCAATTAAATCTAACAAACGCCATGGGATCATTCACAGTGATTTCTATGAAAAACCTGCTGGGAAATGGGTGTCTGAGATAGTTAGGTGGGTTTTGGACTGCAGACGTTGGGCACCCCACAGTGTATTTCAGAAATATGTCCACTTTATCACGGGCTTATCTGTGGTGCTGCCTCCTGCATTTTTAAAAAAGTTTTTCCGTTTTGCTGACAAAATGTTTGAGAAAAGTTTCATAACCCGTGCGCATGTTTTATCCAAAATGATGCGGAATGAGAGGTTCAAAAGGTATGAAGGCATGCTGGAACCTATGGGGCAAATAGCAGGTGCTTTCCAAATGACGGTGAAGTTTTCTTTTGTGATGGGAATCTTCAACTACCTCTCTACCTTGATGCATGCAGCAAACCAGCTTGTTGCGTCGGAGTGCATCCGGAACAGCTGCCTCACACATAACCTGGGACTTGTTGTTATGGATCCTAAATGTCACTCTGACGATAGCGTAGTTACTTCTTACCACGAAAATCCTGTTAGTGTTGAAACCACTGTCAAGCTTTATGACTGGTTTTTGAAGGGTGCCAATCATATGCTTTCTGTTAAAAAAAGCCAGATCAACAAGAACGTTTACTTAGAATTCCTATCCATCCTGTACCTCTTTGACAGGTTTCTACCTGTCTACCCCAAGTTCATCTCATCCATACCTTTCAAACCTACAGACATGGGGCTGCCATCTGATGTTTCTTTTGCTGTGTCACAAAGCATAGAACTCATGTCTAATGGCGGAACACATGAAGAGTGTTATCTGATCATGAAGACTACAGCACGTTACGTCCGCCAGCTATACAATCTGAACAAGGAGACAGACTTGCCTCACCAGCTGTTTGGAGAAGTGGATTCTCATCCGATTGAACTACTTTTCGCCGGCTCCAAAGCTGATCTATTGAGATGGTATCTGTACAAGCCAGATGCATTCTGGAGCTACATGAACGAGCTGTCAAACCTAGGTTTCATTGACTTAACTAGCGGGGACTTCACTATGAACTGGGACATGAGCGCAATGCTTTCTAATAGGATGAAGAGATTGGTGGATCGCCATAAGGGTTCATTAAAAAGTGTGGCAGGAGCCGAATGGACGGTTAAAAACAACAAGCTGGGCAACTCAACATTGAACCTGTTGTGGTACATCCTCAGGCTGTCTGACCGGAAATTCTTGAGCTCACTGATGCATGAACCAGAAGCCAGGAGGTTTTCAAGAATCTTCGGTGCAGGGGGGTACAGGGCCATCAAATCAGCTGATGGGAGGTTGTATCCTGTGGAGACGGTCATTGCAGCACTCGATGCCGTGCAGATCAAAGAGAATTATGCCTATCCCACTAATGTTGACAGTTTCCTAAGATTTTCTTCACGTCGTCTAGAGGAATTCTATTCTGCAATTGAGGGGGCAGAAATCACTTCTGTTGAACCTTCAAACCTAAAGGACAAACCAGTTGTGTTCTACACAGGAGAGACTGCCTTGGGCAACGTCAACCTCAGTGCCAACGAATATGTTTCTTATGTGAAAGAACCGGCTGGGTATAAACTCCTGGGCAGGATGCGGAATCCTTATCGAGAAGCATCTGCGATTACTGAGTACATCAGATTGCTTGGAGTTGAGCCTGATGACATGACTCCGGAAATGCTCTATCAGGTCGCAAGGAAAGTCCTTTCAAATCAAGAGAGCGTGTACAGAATAGTTTGTTCAACTGCTGGTGACAACAGGGTTGTCAATACCAATGTAGCTACCGTGGATCTCATTGCCCACTCATCTCTGCCACATACCAAGCTGGTTATCAAGAATAAAGCTGCACATGAGGTGGATTGGTCCAAAAAACTCACTTCAGGGAAGGTGCCGGGCACAGCAAAACAGTATATGAAAACCTACTGGGTGTGCAGCAAGCTGACTGAATACGGGCTGCAAGATTTGGACATCTACATTTCAGACCCTTTTGAAGAGGAGAGGATTTTGGCAAACAACCTCACAGACGAATGGAAGGCGATCCTACTTACGAGTGTGTCTCTTGAGGCTTCACCGCTGGCTGAATTAAGCCATTGGACTTACTGGCAGCACGAGCAGATCAAGATAGGCTCGAGGTGGTTCGGAGACGGTGTATGTATTGTGAAGATTCCCGAATGTACAGTCAGGATAGCTGTCACGTCTTCAACCACAACCCGCTTACATATGTACAGTAACCACTTGGGGTACTTTTCATCAAGCTCATCTTGGTACCTGAACAATGTTTTGCAGTTCAGTGGTATCAATTCAGAGCTGGTAAATCCTGAATATTTCCCTGCAAACACAACAACTCTGGGATATTCCATCAAGGACAAACTATATGGTATTGGTTACCCCAAGATGTTTGATTATGTGGTGGCCAATGTTGAACCTTCTGAGGACCCCACCCCTATTGAGTTTTATAAAGTTCTGAAGCACAGGAAAGCCAGAAGCCATTATGTGTATGAAGGTGAAGATAGAGATTATTACATAGATTTTTTTATTCCGACAGAAGACCCAGTAGCAATCTCTTTCAAGGGGGTGTTTGATATTGAGAAGCTGCGCAATTGCACAGATCCCAAAGTGATAAATTTCATCCAAAGGCTGTCGGTGGATGTGGGAGGATATATGGAAATTGATAAAGACTATCTCCTTGACAACATTGGGGATACCACCACCTACCGCATGCTTTTTGATGCCCCATCTAGACAAAATGTGATTGACAACTCAAAGACAGAGGGGTATTTGGTGGAATCTCTGATCAGCTGGAAAAAATCGCACCCTGAATTTGGATTCCCCAATGAAGAAGACATGGTCCAGCTCCTGAAAGAGAGTGACAGGCCCCCATTCCCTGAAAATGTTTTAAAGCACCTTCTAGCACTGGGAGAAAGCAACATTAGTGACCATGATTACCGAATGCTGTTGATGAAATTGTGTAGCATGCCTCCTGAAGAACAATCGAGTTTTTTGACAAGAAATTTTGCATTTTTGGATTCTAAACAGAGGGCCGGTGCATTGGTGATGGCAACTAGGTCAAAACTTATCTACACACACAGTGAGGGCTTGGGGGAGAGAGTTCTCGAAATTCTCTTGCCATTGTGTTCATTGATAGCAGAATGCATGGAAACAGGGAAGTTAATTTCACCCACCTTAGACAACATCGTTAGGAATCTAAGGCTCAGAAATGTTAGAGGAGTACACAGGCAGTTAGTGTTCCAGCACATCTATGCCCAGGTTGTGATGGAAGGAATATTCACCAAGGAAGAAAACTACTACTCCCCGAGCATCAAAAGGTTCGGTAAGTGTTTAGAGGAGCTGATAGATGTTGGCATGCTCACGCTACTAAATTCGACACCTACTGAAGACCCCGTATTAAAGACAGTAGATTTCAACGTGCCGAAAAATGTTTTCTTGGGCTGGGTAGCGAACCTACTGTATACACATTACCGCTATAGATACGGGATGGCTAACAGAAACACGAATTTCAGAAGATTGGAGTCAGAGAAGGATATGAGGCTTCTATCGCCCATTCTTTCCCGTTTGATCAGGATGAAAAAACCAGGGGAATGTCAGAGCATCCATTTACTTTTCAAGAAGAAAAGACTTCGCCTCCAAGCTGTGGAAGGTAAGCCTGGTATCACCAGAGGTCCCTTCTTTGTGATGGATGATGATAGCCAGTTTGAATTTGATGACGGTTATGACTTTGACGATGAGATCGAAGAAGAAATGATAGAGGATCCTGACGGGGAGGTGGAAGATATGGCACTGGTGAACGTTCCAAATGTGTCACTCATGAATATCATGTCCAAACGAGGGACTGCTAGAAACGTGTTCTACAGTTGCAGCTACTTCAAACCAGACTGCAACCAGGCCTACGGACACAAGATCATCTTCAAAAAGAATCAGCACTTAAAGGATTTGAGCAGTTATATTAACAGCACTTATGAGTTCATTTTCTACGTAGGGGCTGATAATTTTAAGGGGAAAATTGAAGGTTACAGTAGGTTGAGCTGGGAGGCAGGTCTTAAAATCATGCTCAGGGACACAAAGCTAGTGAAATACTACAGAATCGAAGGCAAAGATTACACCAGCGATGAGGTGGAGGCAGACACCGCTCTAGTTTCAAAGTTGAACACTTTTAACAATTATTTCAAAAAAGTCACAACAGCTCAATCAGAAGAGGAACTGGAACGGGTCAAGAGCCTTGTGGAAACTTATAATCAGTTTGAGAAGAACGATCACTTAGAAAAGGAGATGGCTAGGCTAGAAGAAATAAAAAAGAGGAAGAGGATTGAAAAGGAGTCACAGGAGGGTGTAACCGCAAAAGCAGAAGTTGCTGGACAGGAAGAGGAATTTGACATGTTTGAAGGGCTAAATCTGGCGGATTTCATTGCAGGGGTACAGGAAGCAGTGGAGATAGGCTCAAATGAGGGACAGCCGGTGAAGCAGTACATAACAGGAGCATACTCGAATTACAAATATAAAGATACCATGAAACTGTTGACAGATCTGGTGGTTCGATCCGAATTCAACTGTGTCTTCCCCGGTTACTTGGACAAACTGATGAACGGGGAGGTAGCACTTTCCAGCAACACTAGAAGGCGAATCATAGGGTACGCAAATGGTCAGATTGCACTCATGCCCAGGATGATGAAACCTAAATACCGCAAGCTACTGTTTGTGGTCAAGTGTCTGCTCAGCGAAGTGGAGGATTGCAGGTTCATGGCCAATGAAGACTTTGCGTTTGCTGCCCTCATTGACAACTTGTTCATGACTGCTCTGGAATATGAATCCGACAGTGCTGAAGAGGCTTCAGATCTTATTCCTGGGTCAGGAGACTTGAAAATAAGATTTGATCTCTCAAGGATACTGTAATCAATTGTTTTTGTTTTGCTTCTTTGTATTTTTCATATAACTTATTCATCATTTCTTCTCCTCCCATTTCTAAGAATTCTTGC